TTGCTGCGCCTGCTGCTGCTCTGTCGGCGTCGGACCATTGCCCAGCGCCTGCTGCGGAACCATCCGGCGAAGCCGCCTTGCTGCCTCATCCGCCTTATCAAAGTCCATCGCCGACAGCAGAATATCACCAATGATCGAGGTCAGTCCGGGGTTCTGCGTCAGGATCAACGTCAGGGCTTCAACGGTCTTCTCCCGCTTACTGCCGTAGGCCGGCCCCGTGCTGGAAGCAATATCATACTGCCCCACTTGCGGATTGAATATCCGTTTCACCACCTCATTATCATGTGAAAGCTCCTGATAATAAGCTTCCCGCTGGGTTGGATCGATCACCAAATCATAATCCACCCCGTCTTCCGCCATCATCTTCAGCACACGCTTGGTATCGTAGACCTTAGGAACCAGATCAATAATCTGCTTCCCGATATTGATCAGAGCTTTTTCATAGTTGTCCTGAAAATGATACGTCGCGGTATCGCCCTGCTCCTGCCGCTTGCCGATGGCAGCACCAGTCCGCTCATTCCCCATCATCCCCATCTGATTCTGCCACTGACCGCTGGTCATCATCATCTGGTTAAAAGCGGTCTCCATGCCGGAGGCGAACAGCGGCGAGCCCGCAGGCGGATCAATCCGCATCGGCGGGGCCACGGGATTCCCCTCATCATCCACATGATTATAAACCAGCACCGAGTGGTTAATCTTATTCGCCGTGTTCCAGATATCTTCAAACTGCTCAATCGCCTTGGCCGCGGCAATCCAAGGGGTTTTCGACTGGAGGGCACCAAATTCCACCTGCCCCGAAGCGTTGTAGTTATACATCCGCTGCGCGTCTTTCATCGCCCGGGTGTGGCCCTTCCGGTCGAGGATGCCGTCAAGTACAATTTCTTCCCCGATCACCGGAATGAGCGGAATATACCTGCCGGGCCAAATAGTCGAGTCAACGATCTCTTGCCCAACAATCAGATACCATTCGACTATCTCATCCTCCACATCGCGCACTCGCGTAGCCGGGTCCTTTAGCATCCCGTGCAGGCTTTTATGCAACTTTGAATGGCGAACAGTTTTCCGTTCGCCCATATGCTCAAAGCTAACCAGCTTGTCTTTCTTCTTCACTTTGCGGAAGTACTCACAGATATTCACATGATTCTTCGCATCCCAGGCGTTCGCGATGGTCCCGCTGCCCAGCGGCGCATCCACACCCAGATCGACAAAATCCGGATAGGCCTCGCGGAACTCGTCCTTCGGCACCCAGTCGAAAACAAAACCCCATTTCGCATCGGAGTAATCATCCTGCGTCCTATCCGGATCAAGATAGATAGAAAGCGGGTCCCTAACCGGCAGGATGTATATAGCCTGGTCGAATGAATCTGGAGATTCGTAATCTGTCACCAGCCGCACCCAGCCCATACCGCCGTCGATTTGAAAATTTCGCGCCAAGGTATAGGCATTTTGCGCCCGGCTCTTGTCCTCAATATGTCGCATGATATCGGCAAAGACATTGGCCGATTCCTGGGTCGCTCCGTTGCCCATAGCTTTGAACTTGACAGAGCTTTTATTCTTCCGAGCCTCGTTGGAGATTATCAAATTATGCTGACGAATGATATTCATCGTCAAACACGGCCGGTTATCCGCATCGCGCAGATTCTTAATCGCGCCTGGCCACTGATAACCATTATCCGAATCTCCGTGACGAAATTTCAGATCGTCCAGAAACCGCTGCCGCGCAACGCTTTCCCATTCCTGTACACGGGTCCAACGCTTCATAGCCTCATTGACGATCGGATCGTCCGTGAGCGCTCCGGCGGAGAAGTCATCCACATCAATATCGCTCATTATCCCATCCATCCTAAGCCAGAGGACCCAATACCGCCCAGGCGCTTCAACGCCGAGCCCATTTTATTCGCCATACCCCGTTGAACAGAATCATCTCGGGGACCACGCAAAGTCACAGCCAGATATCTAAACGCATCCGCGCCATCATTGTGCATCGGTTCGTTAGACAGCTGCCCGTCTACCACTTTATACCTATAATGCCGCAAGGCCGCAAGACCATCCGCACATTCGTCTTCATCAAACCAACAATTTGAAAAAATCGTCCTTGCCGCATTAATTCCATCTGCAACAGAAAGCTTTGGCACAATTCTAACATTACCTGGATACGCAGCGCGAACTATTTCTTCAATCGTTCTCTTACTCCCCAACCGCTTTGCTTTCGCATCGTGCGGGAGATAATGTTGGCCGTAGAGGTATTTTCTATTCTGAAGCTCTTTCAGATAGTGATTGATTTCATACCCGGTGTCTTCAAAATAGCCCAGTATCCGATATTCCATCGCCACCCGCTGCGCAAACCAGATCGCCGTAGCATCCCGTCGACCGAGGTCCCAGAACGTATCCACCGGACTTTCATGATCCCAATCCACCGAGCAGATTCTGCCCTCTTCTTGCGCCCTGCGAAGTTCCTTCGCATAAACCGCGCCTTCAAGATTCTGCAGGCAATGCCCTTCCCAGACGTTCAGGTAGTAGTCAAAATCCCTTTTCCTATCATTTTCCATTTCCAGCTTTAGCACGTCTGGAAACCACGGATTGTTTGCCCAAGTCATACGAATGACATAGCTTGAATCATCTTCCAGCACACCTTTGACCATGCCCTCAGCCTGGCGAAGAACCGGATCTTTAACAAAGCGGCAATAGGTGTAGTCAGTTTCCAACTCCGGATTGAACGTGATCCAGATTTCAGAGTTCTCTTTTCTAATCGTCGGAATCAATACACCCCAGCTTGCGCGGGAGACCTTGTTGGCTTCTTCCAACCAGCAGTAATCAATACCTTCGTAAGATTTGATCTTAGTCGTATTGTTCTTAATACCTTCAAAGCTGAAAGTCGTTCCATTGGCCCCGATGATCTTGCCAACTTGGATCTCATAAAAGCCCCGCAGACCCAAAGAATCAATCTGGTCACTTAAAACTTTGTGAACTGATTCAGCGATTGAGTTCTGCAGCTCTCTGGCGCAAAGCACACGGATAGGCTTTTCTGTCCCAATCAGCAAAAGTGCCCGCGCCGCACCCCAGCTTCGCCCTGCGCCACGACCCCCATAGAGAATCTTGTAGCGTTTAGGCCGAAAAAGGCACTGTAAATGCTCGGGAAATTCTGCTGTAACGGCCATGAGCTGGGTCCGGGGTTGTGAGTTTGTTTTGCAAAGGGGGCCACTGATGGCCCCCAATGGTCACGGTTATTTCTTCGGCTTAGCCTTAGCCTTTTCCTTATTAATTTCCTTCAGCGCCTTCTTATCCGCCTTCTTATCAGCGGCCGAATGCTCAAACTCTTTCATCGTCATTTTATGCGGCTTTTTCATCAGCTATCTCCCTTCACCTAGTGAAAAAGACCGGGGCAGCTGCCCCGGTCCAAATCTTAGTTACCCAGATCGGTAAACGTAACCGAGGTCGCGCTAACAATCTTGACCAGATAGCTCTTCGCGCCGTACTGGGGAATGTTAACACTGGTCGGCAGGGTCACACCCGAGCCAGCAACCAGCGTCCAGGCATACGCACCGGAAGACTCATTGCTAATCCGGATAACCCAGCTCTGACCGATGTTGCTGGTTCCAGCCACCGCGAAAGGATACGCCGCCACAATGGCCGCAGCCGTCGGGGTGGTAAGGTTCGCGCCGGCCGACAGCGTACCAGTGAGCAGAAGCGAAATTGCCTGCTCGCCGTAAGCCGTAGGCACCATCTGAGCGACAGTAGCGGTAGCCGCACTGGTGCTGGTGTTGGAGGTAACAACCGGCTGCAGCCAGACAGCCAACTGACCCGTGGTGACAGCTTCCGACGCGGGGTTCAAGCCCTGAGGAAGCTGGGTGTCGACAGCAAAAGCCTCATTACCCGTAAGGGGCAATGTGCTAGGATACTGCGTTCCACCGGCAGGCGGCAAGCCGTTGGTCAGCAAACCAGCCGCCAAAGCCTCGCCACAAGCTCCAACCGTAAGAGCCAGCGCAAGCGCCAGCTTGACTCCATTCAAACAACGCATTGCGCGCTCCTTTTTTGGGGCTTCTGCCCCCTTATGGCTAAAGGACGATCCCTTAGCCAATTCTTTAATACTCGACGATGACGACGCCCTGATAGCCCACACCGCCGTAACCGCCGCCGCCACCGCCGTAAGAGCTTGGATTTGGAGCAGCACCACCGCCATTTACACCGCCGGTGCCTCCGCCGCCAATAATAGAACTCCCACCAGCACCATACCAACTAACACCGGAAGCGCAGGCGGAACAACCACCATCTCCACCTTGCCCGGCGATATTGATATCTCCGCCAGTTGCGCCACCACCAGCACCTCCGGAAGCATTGGCTCCAGTACCACCACCAGTAGCTGAAGCATAAGAACCGAAAGAGGAAGTTCCGCCAGTTCCGCCAACAGTAACCGTAATGGTAGCTCCAGGGGTTAAACCAGTTATTGTCTTAATCGCGGCACCGCCACCACCGCCCCCGCCAAAGCCTCCAGTCCCGCCACCACCAACAACCAGCACACGAATCTTATCAATCCCCGTTGGTACGGTGAAAGTACCGGAAGTTGAAAAAACCTGCGTTGTTGAGATGATCTCATGCGGGATGGTAGCCCAAGCAGGATTAGCTGCCGTACCTGCAGTTTGCAAATACTGTCCAGAAGTGCCGGGACCCAATGCACTCCAAGCAGTAGCTCCGCGATACAGCACAGAACCCTGTACGTTGGAAATATCCGCATCAACAACTGCGGTAAGAGTATTATCCGTTACATTAGCCGTGGTGCCGGTGATATTTCCCTTTACCGTGTTAGCTGGGGCTTGGGCCAGCGCACTGTTGGCCACCGAATTGACGGTCAAACTTGAACCACTAAGCGTAGACCCGGTGATGGATACACCAGATATTGTTCCTCCGGTGATGGCTATGTTAGTCCAATCTGCGGCCGAAGTTACTCGATCCCAGATCTGATTCCCATTCACATCTTTCACCACCTGCCGGTAGCTGCCTTTGCCCCAAATCGGCGCACGGCCGTTAGCATCCAATGCAACCGGATTGCTATTCGGCACAGTAAGCGCGGAATCGGACCAGGTAGTTTTTCCCGTCAAGGTGTTAGGGATGTAAAAAGCCACACTACCAGCTGCCAATGGCGAACCGTTGCCATCGGTGAACTGGGTAAGACCTTCGGGAAGAATTTGCTGTGCTATTGCCGGGACCGAAGCCCCGGGCAAAATTGCAAACGCCAATCCCAACAGCGCGGCAAAACCGCGCACAGTTTTAAAACTGCGCTGCATAGAAGTAATCTCCCGAAGTTCCTTCAATGTCAATCTGACCTTGCAGGGCAGTGTTAGTAATAGTACAATCGAAAGCAGAACCAGCTGCCACTGGAATACTATTGCTCACGGTGGCAGTGGCGACGGTCAAACCCTCAGAAACAAACATTGTATGGGTTCCCCCATTCACAATCCTGCAACCTTTCCTCACCGGACCACCCGCTTGCGCGTTGGGCATTGCAGCAAACACCAGCTGAAACGTCCCCGTAGTAACAATCGTACCGGAGGCATTGCCGCCAGCAGTAGTTCCAGGCGAAGGCACCGTCTGCATAACTTGCTGCGCCCAAGCTGAGCTTGTCAGCATTAGAACCGTACCGAACGCCCCAAAGGCCAACTTGCTCAACTTGGACATCAGCTTTACTCCTCAAATTCCGGACTTAGTCCGAAGCATTTCCACTGCAGCCGATAACGAACCTTCGCCATAGCCAGCGGCATCTTTCTTCACCTGGGGCATACCCACGCGCGGAGCGTTTTTGGAAAACTCTTCGCTATGGGTGCAAGTCCCAGTGCCTTCGTTATAAGTAGTCCTACGGACCAGAAAGCCGTTGTCAATTCTCCGGACGGAAACCGAATGCTCCAGATTCCCGGCCGGTTCTCTGACAATAGCGGCCGTATCATTAAGCCGCTTTGCCATGACTTAGCCTCCGTGCGAATGATGATGCTTCTTATGACCGCCGTGAGGAGTCATACCATGCAGGGGCTCATGGCGGATATGATGCTCATGACCATGATGCGGACCATGATCGTGGTGAGCAATCGGGTGCTGATGATGCAGCTCACGCATGGCGTGATGCAGCGGATTGCGCGCAGCTTCCGCCGCGGAACCGCCCATCTGAGTGCCCTTCATATCGGCCTTGGTCTCATTCCCCACGTCAGAGGAAAACTTGCCCTTATGCGCGCTCGCCGGAGCCTTGGTGACAACCCGCTTCGGCTCATGTGCTTCCGCGCGATTCATCATCGCTTCTTTACCTGCTAGTCTTTTCATGCCAGTTCTCCAATACCAGGGGGCCGGTGGCCCCCGATTAACCGGCCGAAGGGACCGGAGCCGTAGGCCCAAGGGCTAAGCCGCTTGAGCAATTTCACCTATTCCACCCACTCCAAGCCAATGCCACACGGCCCGGCCTTGCCGAGCGCCAGCTATCGCCGAAGCCAGATCCCCAAACACCGGCACCGGCATTTGTGGCAGAATATTTTTACAAACCACTACCCCTAGCACACGCTTTGCGCTCAGGCTTTCCAGCACCGGCTGGTATAATTGTTCAATCTGCGTATGCCCGGCAGGAACCCAAGTAAGCTTACATTCCAACACCACAAGCTCAGAATCAAAACTTAACACAAAATCCGGCTGGCAATGGCCATGCCCATTCCTATCTTCAAATTCAAACCAGCGTCCCGCGCTCACACTCGGCAGCAATTTCGCCAGTTCCTTTTCATAATGAATACCTTTAGCCATCACGCCTCTGGGACGACCCACTGGAATAGACTTTGGGCGGGACTTTAGCAACTTTGCCCATTCCAACCCGACTATCACCCTGTGTCCCATGGCTCCGCTCCCCAGCTATCGCCAAATGCTTTGCAGTCCGGGAAAATGTGCTCCAACCCAGCCACTTGCCAAACCGATGATTCCCGCACCCCAATAAGCGCCAGCGGTTTTATTAACCAACGCTTTATGAGTTTCCAACGTCAATATAATACCATCAATTTTTTTGTCAAGCTCCTGCACTTTTGTTTTTGTCTCAATAACAATGTCCCTGGTATCATCCACAATTGCAGGCGCCATGATTTTACCCTCTAAGTTTTAACCTCGACCATAGTCATCGCACGAAATCTTACCCGTTCCACTCTTTCGCTCCAGCCCTTGCCAAAAATTTTAAAAGTGGAAAGAGTTTTTAGA